GGACCGGCCGAAGCCGGCGACCACGCGGGCCATGCGCGTGGAGAAGGCGACCAAGGAGGCGCTGACGGCGGTCGTGCGGTTCACGGAGCGTGGCGAGGGCGTTCCGGCGGCCGAGTACCTGCGGCACAACATCACGGGCGGGCGCAGGGTGCTGAAGCGTTCCGAGATCATGCTCCGCGCGGCCGGCATCCTGCCGGAGGGCATGCTGACGATACCGGGCAAGGCGGCGAAGCTGGACGCCTACGGCAACATGAGCCGCGGACAGATCGTGTCGATTCTGTCCTATTTTCGGACGTTTGGACGCACCCCGCTCAACTCGACGCGGATGAACATGACCAGAGTCTCGCGCGCCAGGATGGAACGGCGGCGCCGCGATTACTTCGTCGTGCCGATCCGGGACCGCAAGCTGAAGCTGTATCCGGGCATCTGGCAGAGAGACGGGAACGAGCTTAAGCCCCTGCTGATGTTCGTGTCCTGGGGAATTCACAAGCCGCTTCTGAAGCTCGATCTACGCACACGGCGTGTCGTTCAGCGCGACTTCGGGAGACTGTTCGACCAGGCCTTCTCCGACGCGATGAGGACGGCGCGGCCGTGAGCTGGGCGAACTACGACGACGTGGTCGACCAACTGCGCGCGGGCGGATTGATGCTCGACGGCGGCATCGAGGTCGATAGCGCCAAGCCGATGCGCGTGCGCGTCGATGGCGAGGACCGTGAGAAGCGCGGCTGGTACTGGCTGGCGAGCAAGGAGATCAACGGCGGGCGCTACATCACCGGCGCCTGGGGCGTGTATCACGGCGCCGACTCTGGCAAGCAGGCCATCATCCTGCGCCGCGACGGCCAGGCGCTGGAGCTCTCGGCCGAGGAGCGCGCGGCGATCCGCACCCGGCACGAGGCGAACGTCAAGCGGGCCCGGGCGCTGCGCCAGGCCGAGGCCGATCGGGCGGCGATCGAGGCCGAGCGCGTCTGGCGCGCCTACCTGCCCACCGGCCGCTCGGACTACCTCGAACGCAAGGGCGTCCAGGCTTACGGCCTGCGCTTCTCGCCATCCGGCAATGGCACGGTGGCCGTGCCGATGCTGCGCGGCGGGCGCGTCGTTGGGCTGCAGATCATCCGCGGGCGCGAGCGCGGTCGCAAGCTGGAGAAGCAGTACTGGCCGGCCGGCATGGACAAGTCCGGCGCCTACCACCTGATCGGCGCGGCCCGGTCCGGCGGCGTGTTGCTGGTGGCCGAGGGCTACGCAACGGCCGCAACGCTGCACGAGGCCAGCGGCCTGCCGGTGGCGGTGGCCTTCGACGCCGGCAGCCTGCGCCCGGTGGCCGAGGCGCTGGCCAAGGCCTACCGCTCTTCGCGCCTGCTGCTGTGCGCCGACGACGACTACCGCACGCCCGGCAACCCGGGCGTCACCGCCGCGCAGAACGCGGCCTTCGCCGTGGGCGGCGCGCACCTGGTGCCGGCGTTCTCGGTGGAGCGCCCGCCCGAGGGCCCGCGCAAGCCGACCGACTTCAACGACCTCGCTGCGCTGGAAGGCCTGCACGTCGTGCGCGAGCAGGTGGAGCGCGCCCTCTCTGGCCTTGGATGGTCGGCAAGCGCGACGCCCGCGCGGGGATCCGCGCCCAAGGGGAGCGGGGAACGCGCCGAAATACCGTCCGTTCTGCAGATCGGCGAGGCCGCCGAGCGCTACGCCTTCGTCTATGGCGGCAAGGGCACGATGTTCGACGTGGTCGAGCACATGCTCGTGCCGAAGGCCGACGTGCTGGACATCCTGCCCGAGCACGGCTGGCGCGACCTGCGAGCCATCAAGCGCGTCGTGCGCATGGAGGAGGTCGGATTCGACCCGGCCGGCAGCGATCCGGCGATCACCTGCAACCTGTGGGGCGGCTGGCCGACCGTGCCGCGGGCCGGCTGCTGCGATCGCCTGCTCGAGCTGCTCGAATACCTGTGCAGCGGCGAGCACAACACGCGCGAGATCTACCAATGGGTGCTGCGCTGGATCGCTTACCCGATTCAGCACCCCGGCGCCAAGATGAAGACGGCGCTGATCTTCCACGGCCGCCAGGGAACCGGGAAAAACCTGTTTTTCGAGGCTTTGATGGGGATTTACGGCGAATACGGCCGGATCGTCGATCAAGCCGCGGTCGAAGACAAGTTTAACGACTGGGCCTCGCGCAAGCTGTTCCTGATCGCCGACGAGGTCGTGGCGCGCGCCGAGCTGTACCACGTCAAGAACAAGCTTAAGGGCATCGTCACCGGCGAGTGGATCCGCATCAACCCGAAGAACGTCGCCGCCCACGACGAGCGCAACCACTGCAACCTGGTCTTCCTGTCCAACGAGACGCAGCCGCTGATTCTCGAGAAGGACGACCGGCGTTACACCGTGATCTGGACGCCGGACAAGCTCTCCGAGGCGTTCTACCGCGAGGTCCGCGCCGAGATCGACGCCGGCGGCCAGGCGGCGCTGCATCAGCACCTGCTTGACCTGGACCTTGGCGACTTCGACGAGCACACCAAGCCGCCGATGACGCGCGCCAAGATGGAGCTGATCGACCGCTCGCTCGATTCGGTGGAGCGCTTCCTGCTCGAATGGCAGGCCGGCGACGTGATTGCGGATCCGCGCCAGGGCCCGGTGCCGTTCTGCCCTTGCGCCTCTTCGCAGCTCTACCGCGTCTATCTTGACTGGTGCCGGCGCATGGGCGAGCCGCGGCCTCGGCCGGAGAACCAGTTCGGCGGCGACCTGCTGAAGCGGCCCGGATGGGTCAAGGGCCACCGCGACCGGCGCGAATCGCACAACACGGCTCGCGTGGTACGTCAGCGCTTTGTGATCCCGAGCGAGGAGGCATTGAGCGACGCCGTAAAGGCCGGGCGCGACGACTACCGTCTCCGGCCGGACGAAAACAAGACCGAATGGCTGACGCGCTGTTTTTTCGAGTTCGGCAATGCGATGGGCGAATCGTCGTGAGCGAACGGGCGCACGGGCTACAGAACGGGCTGGCGAACGGGTATTTCGCCGAAAAATCAACGGGGCGCACGGGCGCACGGGTCTCGCCCGCGCGTATGTACGGGAACGCAGACGCCCATGCTCGCGCTTTTGAGGCGCGCCTGATGCGCCACGCGCGTATACGGATTACCCGTGCGCCCGTGCGCCCGAGTGCGATCAGGCACTTACGCGCGTCTTACCCGTGCGGACCCGGCGTGCGCCCGTGCGGTCGCGCGTTTCCCACCCCTTACGCGCCCGAAAAATGAAAACGCAGGGGATACAGGACGCCGAGTTCGCCCGCCGCATGGGCGTGGCCCGCTCCACCGTCAGCCGCACCTGGCGCGCCGCCGGCCGGCTGGTCCTGTTCGAAGATGGAAGCATCGACGAGGCCGCCAGCCGCGAACGCATCATCGCCACCAGCGGCCATCGGGCTGACGTAGCGGCCCGCCACGCCGCGAAACGGGGCGCGGCAATGCCTGAGCCCCAGCCGCAGCCGGAAAACGCGCCAGCGGGCCGTAATCGCGCCGCAGCCGAATCCAGGGCGGATGCCCAGGCGCGCAAGGAGTCTGCGGCGGCCGACCTGCTCGAGATCGAGCTGGCCACCAAGCGCGGGGCGGTGCTGGCGCGCGAGGAGGTCGATGCGGCCATGCGTGCCATCGGCGCCACGGTGCGCAGCCTGCTCGACGTGCTACCGGACCAGACCGCCCCGCTGGTGGCGCCGGTGTCGGACTTGGACGAGTGCCACGCCCTGCTCAGCGACGCCTGCCGCGACGTGCTCACCCGGCTGGGCGAGGCGGTGGCGCGCGAGAAGTCGCGCATCGGCGCGGGGGCGGGCGCATGATCGCCGCCCTGCCGCTGGGCGCCGCCCACTGCCTGGAGGTGTTCTGGCGCGCCGCGGCGCCGCGCACGGCGCTCACGGTCTCGGCGTGGGCGGACCAGAACCGCGAGCTGTCCGGCAAGCAGGCCGGCGAGCGCGGGCGCTGGCGTACCAGCCGCACGCCGTTCCTGCGCGAGATCATGGACTGCCTGAGCGCGCAGAGCCGCGTTACCGACGTCGTGGTGATCAAGTCCAGCCAGGTCGGCGTCACCGAGGCTACGGTGAATTGGCTGGGCTACATCATGGACCACGCCCCGGCCCCGGCGATGGTGATGATGCCCACCATCGAGAGCCGCGACGCCTGGAAAGTGCAGAAGCTCAACCCGCTGCTGCAGGAAACCCCAGCGGTGCGCGAGGTGCTCGGCGGGGTGCGCAGCCGCGATGCCGCCAACCGCCAGGACCTGATCGACTTCCCCGGCGGGGTGCTTTTCCTGGCCGGCGGCAACTCGGCCAACTCCTACGCGCAGAAGAGCGTGCGCTACCTGATCCTGGACGATTTGGACCGCTTCCCCGCCGAGGTCGGCTCCGAGGGCGACGTGATCATGCTGGCGCGCGGGCGCACCAAGGCCTTCGCCCGGGCCAAGCGGCTGTTCATCTCCACGCCGACCGTCAAGGGCGAGAGCCTGATCGAGCGCGAGTGGCTGCGCAGCGACATGCGCCGCTACCACGTCGCCTGCCCGCACTGCGGCGCCCGTCAGGCGCTGGTGTGGGGCCAACTGAAGTTCGGCGAGCACGCC